GAGTGTAGCAAGGTTAGAAGCATTGCTTCCCGCAGATCCTAATGTACCGGCTGCTTGAGCAGCTTTATCAGCACCACCCCACCAACCAGCACCTGCACCAAGGCCAGCGACTGCTCCACCGAGTGACAGCAAATCTCCAAGATTTTTAATGCTATCACCTTTATGTGATGCTGCTTCAACCTCATAAGGAAGCACAGCGGATGAACCTTGCATGAAATTGCCGATTATGCCTTGGTTCTGCATCTGGCGAGCATTGTATAAGGCATTGCCTAATTGAGTGTCTCCAAAGCCCTGTAAGGCGGCTTTAGCAGCCCCTTGCTGGCCAGCATAGCCTCTGGCCTGTGCCGAACGTGCGGCTGACTCTGAACTTAAAATTCTATTGGCATCTTGGCTACCTGCTAAGTTTTTACCTGTGGCTTCCAATGGCGCGCGAGTTTCTGCAGTTGCAGCGTCGTATGCAGCCTTTCTATTAGCTTCATTACTTGCCTGTGCATTAGCCTGATCTTGAGGATTAGCATGTGCAAGGCTTTCGCTAAATGCAGATTGAGATTGATCTTGATAGCCTTTTTGACGTACGCGTTCAGCAATTTGCGCGCCTTGCATTGCTTTTCGTGCTTGTGCTTGTCCGGCTGCTTGAGCAGCTGATCCGGCTACGGTTGCTACTATTGATGCTGTTACTGCGTCGCACATATTATGAAGTCTTTACAACGGTATTACCGGATGTGTTTGGTCCGCCATAACCAAAATATTGTTTATAAGCACCTATGCCTGGGCCATTGCCATAATACCCTGCTTGTGCAGCATTGCCTAATACGGCTGTTGTATTAGCAAATAAATTACCAAGAGGAGAAAATGCTGGTTGCATTGCAAGTGAAGCTGCTTGACGCTCAGCACCAGCGGCCGCAAGCGATGGATTGCTTGTAGCCTGTAACTGATTGATAAGGCTGTTGCGATTATCTTCAACCATTTGACGTGCTTTTTGTTGCTCGCCGATTGCCTGATCTGCAATTTGTTGACGACCAAAAGCATTGTCGGATTGAAGAATACCGCCTTGGCGAGCTGCTTCGCTTGAGTCTGTATTTCCGTTACGTGCTAACGAATAAGCAAGATTGTTGCTCATTTGTTTATATTGATTGTTTAATTGAGGCAAAGCGTAATTTTGATATGCCTGACTGCGTTGATTATAAAAGTTATTATCAAATTTACCAAAGGTTTGGTCTACGTTTGAAACACCTTGTTTGATTCTATTTTGGCGTGCTTGCTCGTCAGCTCTTGCTTGAGCAGCACCACCATCACCAGGACTTCCACCAAAACACATTATTTAACCATCTTCGCAGAGCCATTAGCCGGCGAAGAACCTCCAAATATAGTTGGTAAATTATTTTGTTTTTGATAATTCAATTTATTGAAATTATCGTTTTTGATACTAAATTGGTCTGGATCTAACTGCATCATTAAATCATGAGCTGGTACGACTGTTTTAGGTACGCCAATGTATTGGCCTTGATAGTTGGTAGTATTAGCAAAGTTATGAACTGAGCCTGGCGTACCTTGTGGATTTGGATTACCGTAACACATTGCTAATCTGATTGTGTGTTTGTTATTGGTTTTGTCCAGCAATACAGAACAAAGTCTTCTCCGTTCTTTCCGTAATTATCTACTTCCGACTCCTTGTAGGCACCAAGCGCTTCCAACCATTCATGTGCCTTGTAGTGCGTTGCAAGGCTTCGACATTCTAGCCGGTGATAGCCTGCATGCTCTAGTGCTGGAAAGAATATATGCTTAGCGAATCGGTGCGTTGATAAAGATATTTCATCAAACCTATCAGTAGCAAACATCCAGATAGACCATACACCATTCCACATTGGAACTGCGCCACAGCATACAACCGGCTCGCCGTCGTCAGCGTGAAGGACATACCCAAAGTCTCCTATCTTAAGTACGGCATTACCGAATGTCCATGGATCATCAGACCATTGGGTAGCAAAGATTTCATCTTTGTCCCTTGCCCTCATATTATTTACTACGTGATGTACGCCTTCAGGATAAATACTAGTTGGCTTCATTTAGGTCAAAATGAGCTATAAGGTTAGCCAATCTTGCGTAGCCTGAAGTATTATTAACCAAGCGTATGCCTACGTGTGTACCTTGTCCGGCTGCCATAATACGTCCAAGGCTAAATGTCGGCTGGTTGATAGTAGCAATCAAGTCGCGGGCCGACGTAGCCAATGGATCCATACCGATATACACCTGCCAATACCCCTCACATGTCATATCAATACCTTCCAAGGTCTTCATATGAGCAGGCTTACCACCATCAAGGTATGGTAGTACTACCTCTACTTCGCTATCATCATACTCAATACCACTATCGCCACCATATAAGTAAATAGTTTCAATGTTAGGGTCTGTTCCGTCAGTACCACGTTTAGGTCTGACATATACCCTTCCATCTTTAGTTGTAAAATGTTCTGGTTCAAAGCCTGGCTCATAGGTAGACCAAGCTGCTACTTGGCTTCCTGGGAAATAAGAATATACATAAATCTTAGAACCAATGGCTAACCAATAACGTCCGTCGATTGGCTCAATGATACAAGGACATTTGGTTTTTTCATCATCAGTAAGAGCTGATAAATCTGTCAAAATTAAATTATCTACAGGCGTACCTACGTCATTTACAATCGCAGCATTAGATGCATCTCGCGCGCGTATCGAACGTACGCCAGAATCTGAAAGATAAAATATATCAATTTCACCGATTGATATAATACTTTTAGCACCAATAGCCCCGGTGTTTGATAAAACTTGTCCCTGTACGTTATTAGCTGGATCAGGGTCAATAGCCCATATCTGAACAGTACGACGAGCAAATGCAGCCAATCTACCTTGATACAACGCAAGGCCGGTAAGTACCTCATTACCTCCGCTGTTGTTTGATAAGTTAATAAAGCCAGCACCTGTTCCGTTAAATCCCCATTTAGTTGGTTGATTTACTCCAGAAAAGAAAAGCGTAGAACCGCTTATAATATGTTCCTTCGTCTTAAAAGTTAATAGTGCTTTAGGGTTTGAAATGCCTACGCGAGTTGCACCAAAGTAAATAGGATTATTAGGGTCTAATGTTGGTGTTACAGTTATAGTTGCAGTCTTTCCAGGTGTAAATGTGCCACCTAAAGTAATTGTATATTTTTTGCTATTAGCAGGTACTGCATCTACACCACCATCAAATGCAGTTATTCCTGATGCAACAACATCACCAGCAGTAGTTATAACTATTTGATGTCCATTCAAAGACTTTCCAGATCCAGCTGTACCGGTCATCACTACTTTAGATTCTGATACAGTTGCATTATATTCTGTCGTAGATGTGTATGTGTTAATTTGATTAACAATAGCGTTCATTGTATCGGTATTAGAACTATTCCAAAAAATAGTTTTTCCTAATGCTTCAATACCATCTACAGTAATTGACCTTATTCCATTTAATACTCCATCAGTTAATGATCCATATTTAGCAATGTATCTTCCAGCATTATATGGACTAGCAGTAATTGTTGATGTATCTATAACTTCTCCAATGCTTGAATTTACATTTGGGTTATTATTAAATTCTAACCATACTTCTTTATTATTATAAAGTGCAGTACTATCTACATCATCAAATTTATAAGGTGCATATATTTCAATTCCACCAAGATCATCTCCACTTCTATATCCAGCATTATAATATTTACCACTAAAACCACTAATACTAGTATTTTGATTTATATAATAAACTAAAGCCCATGCTACCTTTTGTCCTGGATCATAAGCATCTGTATTAGCAGGCGGACTATTCATATCAAAACCAGCACTAGCAATTCCTGTTATTTCTACACCACCTCCGGCTACAGTACCACCTACATGTATTCCTGTTATTTTAGAATTATCTAAATGAGCATGTTGTAATGTTCTTATATTTCTAGCAGGCTTGAAAGTACCACCTGTAATAGCAAATGATGCCTTTGCTAGTGTTTCTAATACCGGTGCTACATAGGCTGTATTAACAGCAGTTGTAGCAGTCATAGGTGAATCAATGCTTACCGATAAATCATAGTTAATACCTGAAGGCCCTGTAATAGTAATAACACTTCCTGTAGCTGTAGCCGTATAACCTTCTCCAACGCATGATGCTAAATGAGCAGCAAAGCCATCTAGATTTACCATGCTGGATCTGGCTATACCATTTACAAAGTCAGTTACTATTTGTCCGTCGTAGTAAGGGTAGACATCACCTGTACCAAATTTAGCAATTACGAATGGCTTACCACCATACAACGTTGAATAAACAATTTCATTAACGTAATGGTTAAGTGTTGGATGTCCGTCTGGATGATATAAACGCTGAAAAGTAATACCGGTTGGTACGGTTAAACTTCCAGGGTATGATCCAAATACATAAATAGTTTCCGAAGAAGCTAACATTCCAAAAGTTAAACCAGCGCTTAATTCAAATTTACTAACAAACTTCTTACGCTTCTCAATCTCACCACCACGTGATACATGAGCGTTTTTAAGAACCTGCAACGTTCCAGGTCTGGCGGTCAGCGGATGCCGACGTGTATCGAGGCCGGCTGAAAAATTCTCGACAACGATATATGACATAAAATTAGTGGCCTACGCGGTTAGAAGGCAGGATTCTTGCGCCGCGTAGATTCCATTCACGGCCGTGAGGTAATCCTCCACCTAAAGTAAATACTTCGGTCTTAAGACCAAGACCCTTTAGTTTAGCGTAATGTGCGTTTGCAGCTTGGAGTTTAGCCGATGCGTCTTCCGATTTAGCACGTGCAAGTAATTCGGCTGCTGCAAACAATACGATTAAATTATCATCAAGCAATGCAACGTCATTATCCTCAATTAAAGGTGCTAGTCTTTTGATTGCTCTGAAACGAAGTACCATCTCGCTTGAACTTGGTACAGGCCATACCTCAAATTGATTTCCTTCCCAATGTCTCCAGCGACGTACAGGGTCTTGTTTCATTCCCAGATCAGGGTTGGATTGATTGTATTCTGCCGGTGTAATTCCGTAGTCTACCTCGCGCCAGATTTGACCGTAGCGTACATAGGCTGCACGGATACGCATGAAATCAATTTCATTATCAAACGTATAGTAACGCTCGCCATCAATCAATGGTTCGTCTCGTTCTACATATGCAAACTCCCAATCAAAATCGAACCACAGACGTTCCTGCGTACGACGTAATGTTTGTTTGAGATTAGGTAGTGTATTTACACCCATCGACACATTTGTCGACGCACCAATCTCAGCACGAAGCTGATCTACTAATGCCGACAGCTGCGTACCTAATGCCATTAACCTTTAGACTTTGATGGCTTGGCTGGTGCTTCAACTTCAACAGCAATACCAACTTCCGCTAGTGTTGTTGCTAATCGTCCGATTGCACCTGGGAATAGTTTTTCAACTACACCGGGATTGTAGAATTTGCTCAAACGCTCGCGTTCAGATTTCTGAGTTACCTCAGCATCTGAGTGAGAGTAAGATACATTTACTACTGCATCTTCACCGTGAATCATGCGCAATACGGCAATCTCAGGTGCTGATACATTTTTAACTACGGTATTTTCTAGCGAGCCGGCTAGTCGGATTTCGGCTTTGGCGTATTCCATATAAACCATCGTGCCTTTCTCTTTCACTATTGCAAGCAAAAGGGGTAGTCTCCGTTAAGAAACTACCCCCCAATAGTGACTGAACTACTGTATTATGCTACTTCGTAAACACCGCAACCGTTGAGCTGGCGAGCGGCTAAGCCACCGGTCCAGGTCATTGCGCGATAGAGTACGTACTGATCGTGAGGACGAGCAGGGCTGTGGGTCTTCTTGTCTTCGCCATCCATAACGTAAAGATTTACGTTGGAACGGTCAATGAAGTACGCGAAGTTAGTACGGCCAAGGTCATCAAGAGTAGGATCATACATAACATCGCCTACGCCTAAGATAGAAATCTTAGCGATGCCAATGTCAGTAGTGCCATTCTTAACGAAGCCTTGTTGTGTATACAGACCTTTAGACTCAATCTCAGCCTCAAGCTTTTGGATAAATCCAGAGCCAGCGAGGATAAGATCAGGCTTTCCACCGAAGCGGGTCAACTGACGAACCTCGTTACGGAGGAACTTCGTGATGACTTGTTGGCCTGATACGTAGGTGAGTTTGCCGCTATAACCATCTACAGGTGATGCAACTGTTCCTACTGCGGAACGATTGCGCCATTTAGCGACGGTTGCACGGTCAATACCACCAACAGTACCGGTCGTTGGATTGTCAGTAATGAGCGAGAGTAAGCCAGGGACTACTTTAGAGTCTTGGCTACCATCTTGCCATAACATCGAATTAAACGATTTAGCCCAACCTTCGGTCATGTCAGCGAGCTTCTGTTCGAGAAGGCCGGTGAGGACGGTGAGGTCGCGTTCGGAGTGTTTAGATGTGCTGTCACCATTCAAACTGTCGACGACGGACAAGCCATCAATCTTTAGTTCGGTAAGTGTCAGGCTGATGCCAGCGTGAATTTCTTTCCATGGGAAAGATGCACGTTTAACATTAGCAGGGTTAGCGTATGATACGGTGTCGTTTCCGGTGAAGCCGGCTACGGCGGTGGTGTAGTCAAAAACTACAGGCACCGTGATGTTTCCTTTGCCACCTGGGAAAGTCTTTTGCTTCTTCGTTAATGCGGAGAGCAAAGGCTTTTCTTGGATAGCATTGGCAAAAGCTTCGCCACGGATGTTGTAATCCAAGGCAGAAGCAGTGATATTATTTAATTCCTGGGTCGTGAAGGCCATAGGTTTTATTTCTAGTTCTTAGGGTTTAGGTGGTTAGGCCGCGCAATACAGCTTCCTTCAAGCTTTTAGGTGCGACGTTTACCGTTGCGGACGACGTGGTACTTCTTACCGGATTCATGTTAGTTCTTTTAGGTGTAATCTTTCGCAGCTGTTCCGTTATTTGGGAGTAAGCGCGATCGACGATCGCTACAGCTTCCTCCGCGGTCGACGGCTGCTCAGACAAAATAATAGACCTTACACGGTCGGTAATAAGCGCCTCTTTGGTTGACCAATCGGGGTCTTTAACTTTCATGTTCTGCTCCCAATTCACCACGGCTTGATGCATATTAGTTTGTGACTGAATAGCATTTTGCTGCTGAGCGTAAGCCTGACGTTGTGCGTAAAGTTCTTTTTCAGCTTTTAAGGCTGCAAGTTCTTTTGCACTCTCTGCGTCGACAAAACCTTCTTCAACCTTTTTAGCGATTGAATCCGGTAATTTATCTCCGACATAGACATCTAGTTTTGCTTTGTATTCGCTAATCTTCTTATGGGCTTCCGCAGGATTAGTTTTCATTAGGGCCATTATCTGAAACCCCTCTGCAACCTCTTGCGTAGTTAAACCATTAGACGACATGAAGGTAGTAATTTTCTCAAACTGTTCTGCCTTGGGTTTCAAGGTATCACGTTCAGAAACTATTTCCTTCCAGCGTGGGTGATTGTGGAACGGAACTTTCTCAGTTACATCAGATTTAGGCTTTTCCTTGGCAGTCTCGTCCAGACTAGCTTTAGGATCAGTCTCGCTTTCTGATGTATCAGACTTTCCGTTGCTCTCCGCGTTGGACGATTTCGCGTCAACCTGTTTTGTTGCAGCGCTTTTTATAGCGTCCAACAATGATGCAGGTTTCTTATTAGCGTCCTTGTCGCCCGCCCCCGACGAAATGGGCGTGGCTGTTTCTTTAGCGTCGACATCAGCAGGAACTGATGAAATTGGTTCAGCAGGTGTTGAAACCTGTGATTCGGTGTTGGCTACAACTGTTTCTGGAACAGATGTATTTTCGATGTTGGAGTCATCCATTGGTTTTAGTTTATGTTATTTGTTGGAAAAATCAACTATCACGGAGTAGGGACATTACCTGATCGGATTTGTCCTGGTGTTGGATTGGGCTGAGGGCCATTAGCACCAGCAGCTTGAACCGGCATCATAGCATTTAACGAACCAGCATTACCTTGCTGAGCAGGGTCGGTTGCAGGATTACCGGTTGATGGTTGAGATGGTAAGCCTTTAGAAGCGTTCTGTGCCACGATAGAGGGCAGGGCAGCACGAATAGCGTCCGTTGGGTCTAATCCGTCATCAAGACGCTTTAGAACCTCTTTAGCCATCCACTCAGGACTAATGCCTGGGATTTGTAAAAGGATAGGGGCTACACGTTCAAAGTTAGAAATCTCGATAGCCTTGTTCGGTCTACCGCTAGATCCGCCTTCAATCTCTAAGTAAATCTCTTGGGCTAATTCATTAGCAGATAATTGCGGCCAAATAGCACCAGGGCCGGCAATCTTGATGACGGTTTGTGCGTCCATTTGCTCAAGCATGACTTGACCGGAGGAGCGTGCCAATTCGGTTAAGAAGTCTTCAAGGTCGTCGATGTTAGACGATAGGGAAGACATACGGCTACCTTCGGCTACGGATACTTCCGTTGCGGTTGAATTGCCTGTAGCACCTAGGTTTGCTTCCTGCGAGCCAACTACGCGCATCATATCCTCGAATAGCATAGACGTATCGTACAATGCAGGGTCGATTGGTGCGTGTTGAATTGGTTGAAGTACGGCGCTTACCGCCTGACCAGGTGCAAGGTTCTGTAATTGAATGACTGCATTTTCTGGATGGGCTTGCAGATTGTTAATATCGCTTTCGGATAATGCCCCCATGTAGGTTGCATAAGCCGGACGATTAGCACGACGATGCTCGCGCAATGATTGTCTTGCTCGATTATACTCGCGTTGAATTGGCATTAACAAACGTACGTCAGACAATGGGAATATATCCCGATCAGACTCTACCTCATTAAAAGTTAAAACGAAGAATGGCCAGAAGCGTTCGAGCTTAAGGTATGGTTCTTCTGGGTCTTTCAAGAAATCTGGATAGCCATCGGCTACTGTATAAACCATTCCATCTTTCTTGGAATAAATCTCCCATACAACTGCACGTGCGTCTTCCAGGCTGATGTCGCCCATGCGGTCTTTCTCGCGGAAGTCTACGTACTGCTTACCTAAATCTACTTTGTAGATTTCTTTAATCTCATCGACAGTTAAAATAAATTCTTGAGCCACCCATTCAGCACCAATGAAGCCATTTAACTGACGGCACTTAGTGTCTGGAATAATTGAATTGG